GAGCAACTCGCGGGGTGAAGCAGCCCGCTTGACGTCAAATGAACGCTCGCCGGCAACCTGGATCTCGATGTCGTCACCTTCCTTCAGCTTCAAGGCTTCGACGACCACGGCGGGAAGCCTGACGGCCAGGCTATTGCCCCATTTTGCTACTTGCATGACACCCTCCATCGGGTAATGATATACATTGATAGATTGTATATCGCGCTCGCCGCAAAGCAAGGGCTAAAATGCAAAGGCTCTATTCGCTACGAGGGCTTCCCCAATAAGTGCAAGAGTACGGATTTCCTATGGCTCCAAACCTCTGCTGCCAACCCCTGAACGTGCCGTCCCAATGCCGTCTTCGTGCCAAAGCTCTGGACCCGGCTGCCGGCAACATCAGCGATGCCCACATTCACCGCCGCGCGCAGTTCGCCGGGAAAGTCGCTGTCACCCGAGAATCGCCGTGCAGTCATAGTCATGCAACGCGATCAATGTAGTGACGGTGATGCATTGCCTGACCCACAGCACTTCTTGAACTTCCTGCCGCTGCCGCAGGGGCAGGGATCGTTCCGGCCGATCTTCGGCCCGAACCTCACGACCGGCGTCAATTCGCGGAGATGCTGCGTCGCTGGATCCAGTTTTTCATACTGGCTCCAGTAGCCGTGAAGTTTCAGCACGCTGGGCTTGATCTCATTCATCCACTTCTCGGCATCACCGTGATCATCGGTGATCTCGATGCCTTCGAAAGTGCCCAAGCGCATGAAGGGCGTGAACCATGTCGGCTGCCCCACTTGGAGCAACGCCCACTCCTTCTCGGCAAACTGGAACCCGATGAGAAATCCCTCGCACCAGTCGGTCGCCCCCCATCGATGTCCTTCCCAGAAAATTGGTTCGAATGTTTCCGGCGCAGTGTTGAATGTGCCGACGATGGTGTTGTAGTGCCGAAAGATCAGCGACATGATCCGGTTGGCCTCGAACTCTCCGCTGAACTCGGGTGCGCTCTCCGCATCTTCCATGTCCCAGATCCACGGGATCCATTCCGCGGGACGAACCATGCGCGGGCCGATCGCAATCGCTGTGAGGAATCCCTCCAGCGTAGCGAAGTCCATCGAGGTGTCCGCGATGTTGCCGCTCGATAGGAAATCGTCGAGGATCGCGATTTCCTCGGCTGTCAACGATCCATCTTCGGCAAGCGATGACCACGGTTCCGATGGCTTGCCGATCAGGGAGTCGATACCTTCCTCCGCGATCGTCTTCATGACTTCGTCGAAGGCCAACTGATCGGTGGCGAACTCATCATTCCAGACGGTCGAGTTTCCATGCTCGTCGACCACCTCGGCGGTCCAGCCGGTTTCCGGCAGACGATAAATCTGGACGTCGATCGACTTGTCGCCAACCGTGTAGGTTTGCTGCAGCGGCGAGTAGGTCAGTTGGCTTTCTTCCTGCATTGTCATCCCAGCGTCGCCACCATTTCGATTTTCGGGGCTATCGAGCGTACGACCTTCTGAATACCATGCCCAGGATTAGCCTGGCGCTGCGAAACCAATAGCCCCACTTTTTCCAGCAGGCCGACATCCTTGGTGATCGCTGAACGGTTGCGGTGCAGCCGTTGTGTCAGTTCGTTGATGCTTTTCGGTTCATGCATCACCTCCAGCATCAGGCGACGACGGGCTTCCGAAAGCACGGCGAACATGCGCTGCGGGTCTTCGAAAGCCAGTGTTACCTTGCCTTCAAATGCCTGACCACGATCGGCACGGCGTGCGGCGTCCTTCGCCCGTGCGAAAAAACCATCCACATCATCGGTACGAATAACGACCTTGCTCATGATCTTCTGCCTCCTGCCGGCTTCACGATAGCCAGCCATTCCCGCTGGAACCGTTCTAGCGTTGCCTCATAACTCTCGAACTCGACGGCCTCGGCTTTGCCCATGTAATGCCGATGGTGGTAGCCGTGGGCATTGTCGAAACCGAGGGCCCGGCCATTGTCACCGCGATAAAGGGCGTGATTGATGTACGCCAGGTTGTAGCGGGTGACGACGGTCTTGCCTTGCAACTGATATCCCCATATCTCATAGCTCAGAATCCCGCCGCCCGACTTGGGTTTCAGTTCGAAGCGTTCCTGTTCGAGCAGGATTTCAGTGGGCGCCTTGGCCATGGGTTTTGGCCTTCAGATGTGCAATACGATAGCACATCTGAAGGCCTTCGTCAGTCGTTTGGATGGTTTTCTGGTGCCCGGGTGGATATCGTCAAAAATTCAGAGAATAGACAATATCCATCGCAGAACATACGGTTATAAGCCGAACCCAGAAGAAAGTTCGTTTTGGTGACCAGAAGCAACCAGAACAAACTCCATCACAAACTCGAAGCCAGCCGCCCGGAAAGCCTTGTGCCGCGATGGATTGAAAACCTGTACCACGATGATTGTAGTCAACAGCTTTCGAGAAAATAACGTCTTCAGAGAGCGAAAGCAGGGCTGCAATACGTCTTTGTCATGGACGCGATGTCAATAGGTAAAAGCGAAAAACCCCGCCAGTACTGCGTTTCGGCGGGGTCTTGCGTCCAGTCGTAGACTGGTCTGTTGCAGGCACTCTGGCGGGCCAGAAGATATGTCACAACAAAATTTCTAGCCCTCAATGATGTGATGCTACCTGCACCGGCCCTCACCAGCAAACATCTCTGTGCTGCGCAGCCTTGACTTCCTTCTGGGGTTACGTGAGTTATACGGTCATCACGACCCCTGAAGGAATCAGACATGCAAGCACCAACCTACCCCGTAACTCCGCTGCGTCAGATCGCAATCATTCTGGCCCATTGCATCTTGCGAATGCGGAACAAGCAATCGACAGACTCACTTCCGGCTTGAACCGCACCGAGACTCCCGTAGCGTACTGATCTTGTCGCTGTCGTCCTCACGTGCCGAATTCAAGCACAGCGCGTCGAACTTGCTCATCTTGCACTTACCGATGAGGCCGAGACGATGCAGATCGCTGGCCGTTTCATACACGGCATCGAGAATCCGGCTTTTGGCTTTTGTTTGAAATTTGGTCGTCATGGCAAATCCCGCTCACGAAGCCAGTCAGCCTTAGAGTATCGATATTCGGGAAACTCGGCCTCCAGGGACGTCTGCCCAAGCATCAGGCGATGAGCAAGCTTTGCAACTGCGGCCAACTCGTTTTCGTTACGCACTTCCAGTGGGACCACAAGGCTGACACCCGTCGACCAGGACAGACGCTCTCGCTTCCATGATGCTGTCACCTCAAAATCGACGCCCTCTTTCGATAGGCGTTCCCGAATATCCCGCTGATTGTCGTAATACTTTTGTTGCTCTTGCGATGGTTGGCGGCTCGTGTAACTAACGATCTTCTTGCGCGATTTCCCTACTCGCCGGTAGTTGGTTGTGTTGCCGTCGAAAAGCCAGTCATCGCCTGGATCATCGCCAGCATCCTGCCTGGCCTGATCGTCAATCGCATCCGAATAGAGTTGACGGGGATGTTGCCACCAGACGATCACTCGCCGTCCGTTCAGAATGAAGCCCACATCATCCCACCAGGACAGGCTGTCAGGTTTGGTTTCCGCATATGAATGCGGGATGAACAGTCCTCCCCGGGACAAACGCCAAGGGTGGTTTCGATGGTACTGGCGCTGCATGCGCCCGAATATTTCAAACTTCGCGTTTTTCACTCTGCCCCACGCTCCTGGCTGATTTGGCCCAGCCTTCCTCCAACCCGACCATACCCCAGTTCTCAAAGGTTAGCGTAGTTCATACCAGACGCCACGCCCGCTTCCATGTAATTTGAGATGCCCCTTTTCGACCAGGGATCGGAAGTGTTGCTTGAGCGTGTTGCGACTTGAACCCGTCAGCTTGATTGCCTCACCAATCGTGACGCGACCGTGCTCGCGAGCGAACTCGACGATCTGAAGCGAGAGATCCGGCAATGCTGCCAAGACGAGTTTTTCCCGCTCCACTTTCTTTTCGAGGCGCTTGACCTGCTCGGACAAGGCACGTAGGAAAAACATCAGCCATGGTTGCCAATTGGGTGCATTGGTCCTGATTGAACCCTGGGTCTGTCGGAGCGCCAGGTAGTAGGCTTCCTTGTTGTGCTCGACCACGCTCTCCAGCGAACTGTAGGGTACGTAGGCATAACCCGCCTCCAACAGCAGTAGCGTTGTCAGTGCGCGACTGAGCCGACCGTTGCCATCCTGGAATGGGTGAATCTCCAGAAAGACCACCACGAAAACGGCAATGATCAGCAGTCGGTGGAGTTGGCCCTTCTCGATTTCCTGCCGGGTCCATTCCACCAACTCAGCCATGAGTCGTGGGGTATCGAATGGCGTGGCCGTTTCGAAGACGATACCGATTTGGACGCCCTCTTCATCAAACGCCGCGACACTGTTCGAGTTGGTCTTGTAGTTGCCACGGTGCCAGTAATCCTTCTCGCTGTACTGGAGGAGGATCTGGTGCAACTGCTTGATGTGGTTTTCGGTAAGGGGAATGTCCCGCCAGGAGTTGAATACCAGATCCATCAGTTCGGCGTAACCGGCCACCTCCTGTTCGTCTCGAGTCGCAAACGACTTGATCTGGAGGTTGGTGAGCAGCCGCTCGACGTCGCGATCGGACAACTTGCTTCCCTCGATCCGGGTTGAGGAACCGATGCTCTCGACGGTGGCCACGCGTCGCAACGCCGACAGCCGATCAGGCGCCAGCGTCCCTAATGCACGCCATGCACCTTTGAACTCTTCGATCCTGGCGATCAAGCTCAGAACCTCGGGAGTGATTTGGAGAGTGTCAGATCGGATCATGAAACCAATACTACACCCATTTACACCCAATAAAGGAGAAAACCATTCTCACGCCCGATTACACCCATTTCATTGTCTTATCCCGTAGTGTTGCGGAACATCGGGTGCTTGACGTCTGACCCGATGGGTCGGAACGGGCGTGTAAGAACACGCCCACCCGGTAGCACCCTTCCCGGCCGAAGGCGGTCCGGTCACGCACGTTCCATTTAAATCTTTGAATGGAGTGCATCATGACCAAGCAATGCAAAGCCTGTGGCACCGCGTTTCAGCCTCATCCAAAAGTTCCGAATCAAACCTACTGCTCGACTCCCGAATGCCAACGCGAGCGACGCCGGCGGTGGCTGGAGGAAAAACGGCAGGTCGACGCTGACTACCAAGGTAACGAACCGCAAAAGATCGAACAGTGGCGCAACGAGCATTCGGACTACTGGAAGCGCTATCGCCAGGCCAATCCAGACTACGCCGACCGCAACCGGACTCTACAGCAGACCCGCAACCAGCGGTCCAGAAACCAGGTGATTGCAAATGTATACGAGTTACCGGAGTTTTCTCCTTTGCCTTCAGGGCGTTATCGGCTCACTCCGGTCATTGCCGACGTGATTGCAAATGAATACGAGTTGATCGTTGAAATTACCGTCCTATCAATACCTTAAGCACTTTTCGACGTCTGATTGCAAATGAGGACGTGATAGAGAATGCCGCGCCGGGCTGGTAACTTCCAGCGCGTGCATTCTCGACCAACAGCGCATACGCTCCAGACCCCATGCCGGACTCGGCATCCAGTGAGTCGACATGACGCCCGACGATCGAGAGGCAGCTTTTCGTATGCAAGGGGGCGATCTCGGCGATGGAAGAGCAAGAAAACACAGAAGACGGAAGCCAAGCTTCGCTGTTCAAGGCTGCCCAGTATGTCCGGATGTCCACCGAACATCAGCAGTACTCAACCGAGAACCAAGGCGACAAGATCAAGGAATATGCGGCCCGCCGTGGCATCGAGATCATCAAGACCTATGCCGACGAGGGCAAGAGCGGTCTGCGCATTGACGGTCGGCAGGCGCTCCAGCAACTGATCCACGACGTCGAGTCGGGACAGGCTGATTTCCAGATCATCCTGGTCTACGACGTCAGCCGCTGGGGACGGTTCCAGGACGCTGACGAATCCGCGTACTACGAATACATCTGTCCCCTTCCGGCATGGCATCGACGATCGCCTGCATGCGTTGCTTGAAACTATCCATGGGCTACTCCTTCAAACGGGAAACACGGTGCGAGCCACGGGAGACCGGACCGCTAGTCCCTGGCGGATCACGACGCGATCACCGACGGCCAACTGATCCAGAGTTCGCGCCATCACAGCGCCCTTCTCCGTAGCGAGGCGAACCAGTGCGCCGTTGAAGCCGACGACGACACCAATCACGCCGCTCTCCGGCGCCAGCAGGCGCGACAGTTCTTTCAACGGGAAACTCATCGCGGTTGCTCCAGGGTGAGCCGGGTTTCGATCGATGCCGGTGTCACGGTGATTTCCATGCCGGTCACCTTGGCCCGATACGGACTGGCGGTCGAGGGATCGGTGGCTTCGATGATTTGGCCGAGCCGCAACCCCGGCCGGAAGACCACGCCCAACTCGACGCGATTGAAGGCATGTGCATTGGCATCCATCTCCGCGATGCCCCGTTGCAGCAAGGCCTCGTCGGACAACAGCGGCTCGACGATTGGCGACCCGGTCCGCAGACCATCGCTGCGATACACCTCGATCACGCTCATGCTGCTGTCCCCTTGATGATGGCGAGAATGCTGAAATCGGTTTCGCCGTTGAGCGTCGCCGGTGACGACAAGGCATAGACCAGCGCCAATGCCTCGTAGCTCACCTTGACCACGCCGACACCCTTGCTCGCCGCCCGTGCGGTCACCTTGTCGGATTGCAGGCTGAGACTTCCCAGGCTACGGCCATACCAGACCATCGAGGCGATGCCACTGCGCGCCGGCACCGCCAGGCTGGCGGTATCGGCATCCTCGAACATCAGTTCCTCGGCCTTGGTGACGACCGTCGAGCCCTGAGCGCTCATCGAGCCGGCCGAGCAGATCGTGTCGGTGATGCTCACGTTGTCCGACTTGTAGACGAGGATGTAGACCGTCTCACCGGGGTTGAAGGCACTGCGTCCGCCGTTGAGCCCGTCCGGCCGGGTATCGACCTCGGCCGACAGGTGGCCGGAGACTGAGCCGTCCGGACTACCGAACTGGACGCGAATGGTGGCATTGGCCATGAGAAATCTCCGTCAGGCATCGACCAGGACGAACTGCACTTCCTCATCGACGGCAAGTGCGACGTCCCAGTCCCGTGACTGGGTGACGTAGGTGATGGACAACAGGCTGTAGCCCGGCATGGTTGCCGCGAGGTTCTGGCCATCGGCGCTGACGTTGCCCAGATCGGCGTGCTGCCAGATCGCCTGCGTGATTGCGACGACCGGGTAGCGCACCGTGGCATGCCCATCGATGAACTCGACGAGTTCTGTCTCGGTGCGCGGCACGCTTCCCCGGCTGGTGACGACGGTCGCCGGATGGCCGGTATGAGTGAGCAGGACGGCGCGCTCCGGATTCGGATAGGCGCGTACCCGGCCGCGCCGGGCATCCGGCTCGTCGACGCGATACTCGATGGTGTCGCTCACTCCCGCCTCGACGCTATCCTCGTTGGCGAGGGTCACGCGATTGAAGCCACGGTTCGGCGCGATCCGGGCGCTGGCCGTGAACACGTCCGTATCGAAGAGACAGTGGGCCACGATCGCCGCTCCGTACCGCGGGATACTCACCGGATGCCGGCGGCGGGCAACGAGGCTGCCGTCGGGATTGCTCTCGAGGATGCCCCCGATCGCCGCGACGATCGTGCGGGCGCCCTGGAGCGGCGTGACGTTGTCCAGAAGGAGGCGGCCGGCCGGGACGATCCAGCCGGGCAACTGCCAGTCGACCGGGCCCACCAGCGCCTCGACCGCCGTGCGGGCCGGGGTCGCCTCCGGGCGGTAGAACGACGTCGCGCCTGCGAACGGCGCATCGAGCAGCCCCCCCGGCGAGACCGCACTCACCGCGCAGCGCCGACCGGTGATCGACTCGCGGGAGAGCGTCTTGCCATCCACGACCAGCCGGAAGGTTTCCAGACCCAGGGTGAGGATGATCTCGTCGGTGATGCCGATGGCGGCAAAGTCGGCCAACTCGGCGATGTCGAGGCTGGCGATCCAGACCGGGCTGTCCTCGTCGCAGGACAAGGTCGCCTGATGGATGCGAATGCGTCGCCCTTGCCAACTGATCTCCGGCGAATTGGCCACCGCCTGCAGGGATTGATCCGCGAGCAGCGACCAGGCCGCCAGCAGCCGGCTCCCGGCCGGATCGATATCGGTGATGGCGTAGCCCACGCCGTGAAGGGCGAATTCATGACCGGGCTTCACTGCCTGTGCTCCCCGGAATTCTTCAACGCCCTCGTTGGACAAAACACTGTCAAGGAGGCGTACAAGTATTACCAGCAGGGTGTCATGCTGATCAACGATGTTCGTGCCGGATTCACTTTCGGTGGCATCACCTTCGCTGAGTATCGTGGTCAGGCAACCGATATGAGTGGCGCCACTCGCCGCTTCATCGCGCCAGGCGAAGCGCACTGCTTCCCGCTCGGCACGGTCGATACATTCAGCACCTACTTCGCGCCGGCCGACTTCAACGAGACGGCCAACACGCTGGGTCAGGTGCTCTACGCCAAGCAGGAGCCGCGCAAGTTCGATCGTGGCACGGACTTGCACACCCAGGCCAACCCGCTGCCGATGTGCCACCGTCCCGGTGTGCTGGTCAAACTGACGATGGCGTGATGACGTCCCTGAACGACCTGTATGCCGCAGCCGGCCGTGCCGGTCTGCTGACGCCGGCCACGGTCGGGGGAACGGAAGTGCTGGTGGATTTCCGTGCCCCCGATGTGGAGGTGCTCGATGGCCTGGGGCTTTCCGCCGACTATGCGATCCGATATCCCGCCGACGAGGTGCTCCTCGACACCGGGCACGAACTGGTGATCGGTGGAGTTACCTATCGCGTGCGGGAAGTGCGGGCCATCGGTGATGGCTCGGAGTGCCGGGCCACACTGACCCGGATTACCTGATCCAGTGATTCCAGAGCAGGCGTTTGATCGCGGCGTTCGCCGCCTGACGGTCGAAGCGGGCCGGATCGTAGTCGAGTCCCACCCATTCCCGAATCTCCTTGGTGTCGTCGGCATAGGGTTCGTTCTCCAGCTTATCGAGAAACTCCTGGTAACTGCCCATGCCGCCAATGTCCTCGGGACGGCAGGCGCCTTCGCCCTCTACGACCCAGGCATCACCCGGCGCAAGCGGCTCGCCGTCGTTGTCGTCGATCCACTCGACTGACAGGTGGTGCTCCCAGTTGTCGCCGAAATCGTAGAGATAGGTGAAGCGTGACCCGGTGGCGACGAGGTCGCCGATGACCAGAGCCTTTTCATCTTCGGTATGCCATTCCGGGGCATCGTTCTTCGGATCCGGCACGCCGATGTAACGCTGATCGATGCGGAATTGATGCAGGTGGGCGTCGTGCCAGCCCATGGCGGCCTGGATGACGTGATGCAGCGCGGCGAAGCTCGAGCGCGCGTCGATGCGAATGCGTCGCCATACCAGGGGACGACTCCCGGTCAGTTCGATCCGGATCTCCAGCAGGCATGGAGTGTCGGCACTGGATTTTTTCTTCTTGCGGGGTATGGCGATCACGACGGTTCCTCCTCGACCCCGGATTTTACGAAGCCCTTCCTGAAAGGACAGCATGAACTCGCTTAGAGAACGCATTCTGCAGGCGCTGATGACGCTGCTACAGCCGGTGGCCCAGGCCAATGGCGCCGCGCTGATCCGCTCGCCGCCAGTCGGTATTCCGCGCGAGCAATCGCCGGCCCTGCTGCTGTTTCCCGAGTCGGACGGCATCGCCTCACGGCCGAACGACCGCGTGGAGCGACATTTGGTACTGCGGATGACCGCACTGGCCCGCGACCAAGGCAGTGAATCGGCATTCGTCATCGCTGACCGTCTGCTGGTCGCGGCGCACGCGGCACTGTTCGCTAACGCCAACTTCGACGACCTGGCCCTCGGCCTCATGGAACTGGAGTGCGAGTGGGAGAGCGAGGGCGCCGATGCCCAGGCGGCCGCCATCCCGGCGCGCTACCAGATCACCTACCGCACCCTGGCCACCGACATCTCTCAACAAGGATGAATCCATGCGCATCGAACTGCTGAAACCCCACACCCACGCCGGCATCCATTACGTCCCGGGCGACATCGTCGCCATGGACGAGGTGCCGGCTCGCTGGCTGATCGACACCGGCGTGGCCAAGCCCGCGCCCGTTGCGAAACCCCAATCCCTGAACAAGCCCGAGGAGGCATCCAAATGAGTTACTACGCATCGTTTCAAGGCCGGGTCTATCTCGGTCGTCGCGACCAGAACGGCGAGCCGGTCGAGATCCGTTCGCCCGGCAACGTCGCCGATCTCAAGCTGTCGCTCAAGACCGAGGTGCTGGAGCATTTCGAGTCGCAGTCCGGCCAGCGCTCCCTGGATCACCGCATGATCAAGAGTAAGTCGGCGACCATCACCCTGGCCATCGAGGAATTCACCAAGGACAACCTCGCCCTGGCACTCTACGGTACCGTGCAGACCGGCAACGGCGGCACCGTCACCGACGAGACCGTGGGCGGCGTCACGCCGGCGAATTTGCCAACCATTGGCGACCGCTATTGCCTGGCCCATCCGAAGGTCAGCACCCTGATGGTCAAGGACAGCGCCGGTACGCCGACCACCCTGACGCTGGGGACACACTACACGGCGGATACCGACTTCGGCGCGATCCAGTTCCTCGACGTTACAGGCCTGACGGCGCCCTTCAAAGCGAGCTACGCCTATGGCGCAGTGACCGAGATCGGCATCTTTACCCAGCCGTTGCCGGAACGCTTCCTGCGGCTGGAACGGCTGAACACCGCGCAGGGCAATGCCCGCGTGCTGGTCGAACTCTATCGCGTGGCCTTCGATCCGCTGAAGGAACTGGCGCTGATCTCCAACGAGTACAACAAGTTCGAGCTGGAAGGTTCGCTGCTGGCCGATGCCACCAAGCCCTACGACGCGGTGCTCGGCCAGTTCGGTCGCATCGTGCAGATCGGGTGATGGCGATGGACGATGCTTCCTTCGCGGCTTTGCCGCCCGTGCCGGCCTCGGTGGACATCTCCGGCCAGACGCTCGACATCACGCCGCTCCGGGTCGGCGAACTGCCGGCCTTCGCGCGGGCGGTCCGTCCGGTCGCCCAGAAACTCTCCGCCGAGCCGGACTGGCTGCTGCTCCTGTCCGTCCATGGTGATGCGGTGATCGATGCCGTGGCGATCGCCTGTCGGCAGCCGCGCGACTGGGTGGCGGGACTGGCCATCGATGACGCCATTCACCTGGCGGAAGCGATCTTCGAGGCCAACACCGATTTTTTTATCCGCCGCGTGGTGCCGGAGGTGACGCGGGTGAGCACGCGGATCGGTACGCTGATGCCTGGGGTGACACCATCCAGCGACTCATCAATCACGGCCACCGCTACGCCGATTTCCTGAACTACACCCTGGGCCAGGTAAAGAGCTTCCTTGCCGCCATCGAGCGGCAGGAGCGCGAGTCCCTGGCCACCGGATTCGCCCTGCTGGTCACCGCACAGCGTGGCGATCCGGGCGAGATCAAGCGACTCCTGAAAGAACTGGCCCGTGAAACTCAACCTCGTCGCTGAAGGCCTGTTGGATCCGTCACGCCTGTCGGCCTGGCACACGGACATGCAGAAGGACATCCATGCCGCCGTGGCCCGGGGCATGCAGGCCGGTGGCAAGGCGATTGCCCGGGAGGCGCAGGGCAAGATGAGCGGCAGCTTCGCGGTACGCCGTCCGGGCTTCGCCCGCTCCATGACCGCGAAGCTGTACGACAAGGATCCGACCCGGCTGCCGGCGCTGCGCATCGGTTCGAAGATTCCCTGGCTGGGCATCCACGTGCGCGGCGGCTCGGTGGCCGGCAATCTGCTGATCCCGCTGCTGCCGACGCGCATTGGACCCAAGCGCTTCCGGCAAGTGATCGCTGATCTGACGCCTCGTACTCGCGTTCGATGGTGCTGACGCCGGCAATCGTCGGTGTCGACACGATGAAGATCTTGCGCCGGGCGAAGGTCCGCGTGCGGGCCTCGGCCAGTGCCACGGCATTACCTTCGCCATCGACGTCGAGCGGATAACCATCCACCTCGTCGAGGAACAGGTAACGCACCGGCATCGAGCGGAGGCCGACGGCGCTGTTGGCGCCGGTCATCACCAGCACGCCGCCCCGGTACTCCTTAGCGAGGATGGTGTTGCCCGAATCCCGGCTCCTGGCTGGTGCAATCAGTTCCTTGAGGATGAGCGACTCCTCGATCAGCGGATCGATCCGCTGCTTGGAGTTGCGCTTGGCCATTTCCACGGTCGGCCAGACCGCCATCATCGGACCGGGGGCATGGTGAATCACGTAGCCGATCCAGTTCGATCCCATCTCGGTCGCGCCCAGTTGAGCGGCCTTCATGAACACCACCCGCTCGACCGGCGAGGTCGGCGACAGGCAATCCATGATCTCCTTCAGGTACGGCGTGCGGCTGGTGCGCCAGCGCCCCGGTTCTGAGGAGGCTTTCGAGGACAGCATGCGATGCCGGTCGGACCACTCCGAGACCGACAGCAGCGGATCCGGGACGAGCCCCTCCCGCCAGGCACGTTCGATGTCGAGCGCGCCTTCGTACTCTTCCAGTTCCATCAATCCACCCGGGCGCGCAGTTCGCCGAGTTCGATCAGGTGATCGCGCACGGCGGCTTCCAGGGCGACGTGCAGTTCGTGGGCATCGATCTCCAGCTTGGCCGCCATCTGCGCGGAGATGCGCGCCGGCCAGTTGAGCCATGCGTCACGCTCCGAGCGTGCCAGCTGGAAGACATGGGCAATTGCCTGTGCCCGGTCGACCAGATCGCCCTTGAGTTGCGCCAGGCGCACCTTGTTCGTTTGCGCCTTGACCACTTCATTCACCGTCCTGGCCTGCAGCAGCGAGGTACCACCGGTCGAAAGAACGGGTGCCGCCGGTTCCGCTGGCTCCATTGCGCGTGCGCGCGACGGTTCGGATGCGGCGGATGCTGTCTTGGCCGAGGCGGGTTTCCTGGCAGACACCGTGTTCTGTGCCCAGTCCAGGTCGGCCCGGTTGGGCTCGATCGTGCCATCTGGCTCGGGCGTGATGCGCCCGCTATCGATCGCCTTTTTGACCGCCACGTGAGAGACGCCGCGATGCCGGGCGTAGGCGCGTATCGACAGACCCATGATCTACATCAAGCCCATCGCAGGGGTTCTCCAACGTTGCGATTCAGAGCTTGGCTTTCCTCCAGAACAGCGCGTTCATGCAATCACCATCACCACACGCGAGGCAGACAGCATGAACAGCAAACAAACCATCGAGGCCAAAGTCATCGACACCAACCATCGCCTGCGCGGCTGGATGAACGTCGATGTCGAGTTTCACCAGAACCTGCCGGTCGAGGTCATCCACGACGGCAAGGCCTAAACCTACACGGGCAAGGACGGCGTCTGGATGTCCACCGGACGCGAGACGCGCGAGATGGCCACGATCGAAGACGCCCGGCTCTGGATCACCCTCGACGGACGCATCGTCCTCGAAGACTGAACATCACCCACCACCAGGAGATCACCATGACCACCCGCATCACACTCAGCACCACCCAGTACGACATCCTCGAACACGCCATTGACCAGGCCAACGGCCAGATCGTCTGGTTTCCCAACAACGTCAAGGGCGGCGCCCGCCAGAAAGTCATCCAGGGACTCTTCAACAAGGCTCTGATCACCCGTGACGACCAAGACAACTACTTCGTCGCCGCCGAGGGTTACGTGGCCCTTGGGCGCGACTTGCCGGTGCCGGCCACCACTCACCCCGACTCCGAGGTCGAGGCAGCCGTGTCGGCCGCTGAGGCCAACTGGGCGCAAGAAAAACAGGCCGCAGCCCAACGTCTGCTCAAGGTCGGTGTCGAGGGCAAGTCGTACCCGACCCGCCAAAGGGATCCAGCACCACATCGCCCGGTCGACTCGAATTGCGGATGGCCCGTTCCACCAGTTCCACCGGCTTCATGGTCGGGTGCAGATCATTCTTCTGCGGCTTCTTGATCTGCCAGACGTCGCCCTGGTCACGATCACCGCACCAGTGGCGATCGGCACCCTCGGGCCAGCCGTAGAGAATTGGCTCGTACTGACGCTGATAGTCGGCACGCCCCAGGGTGAAAGTGTTCTTGGCCCAGATGACGAAGGTCGACCAGTGCCCTCCGGCGGCGCGGAATGCTGCCTGCAGGCGGTCGAGTTCGCTCGACGACATGGCCACGTAGATACCGCCCTGGCAATGCGCCACGGTGGGCGTCAGTGCGGCCAGCAGGAAATCGTAGAACCCGTCGCCCAGATTGTCATTGAGGATTGCGCGGTCCTTGCCGCGCATCTTGTCCTTGGCCGAGTTGGCGTAATTGACGTTGTACGGCGGATCCGTGAAGACCATGTCGGCAATCTCGTCGCCGAGCACCGTCGCATAGGCATCCGGGTCGGTGGCATCACCACAGAGCACCCGGTGTTCGCCACAGATCCAGACGTCACCCGCGCGAGAGATTACGGTGCCGGAATCTTCTGGTGCCGCATCCTCGTCGGTGTCACCCTCGGTGGTGGTTTCTTCGCCGGCCATGAGGTCGGCCAGCGCATCGGCATCGAAGCCAGTCAGCGCCAGGTCGAATTGATCATCCTGCAGCGCGGCCAGTTCCACCTGCAGCATAGCCTCGTCCCAGCCGGCGTTCTCGGCGATGCGGTTGTCTGCGATCACCAGAGCGCGACGCTGGGTCGGTGTCAGATGGTCGAGTACCACGACAGGCACCATGGCCAGGCCAAGCTTCTGCGCAGCCGCCAGGCGACCATGTCCCGCGACGATGACACCATCGCCGCCGGCCAGGATCGGATTGGTGAAACCGAACTCGGCGATCGAGGCCGCGATCTGGGCGACCTGGGCATCCGAATGGGTGCGCGAGTTGCGGGCATACGGTACCAACTTGGCCGTGGGCCATTGCTCGATCTTGTCGGCAAGCCAGGAGATGGTCATGCCAGACCTCCCAGTCGCTCGCTAGCCACAGCGTCAAAAGTCTGTCCCGTCGCTGCCAGCGTGACTGGCACCTCGGGAAAGTTCTGCTGGAAGCGTTTCACGGTGACGTCCACATACTCCGGCGCGATCTCGGTGGCGCGTACCTTTCGGCCGGTGCGCTGGGCGGCCAGCAGGGTTGTGCCGGAGCCGCAGAAGGGTTCGAAGACGATTTCGCTGGCATCGGTGTAGGACTCCAGAACGAACTGGGGCAGCGCCACCGGGAACACGGCCGGGTGGTCGATGTCCTGCCCGATCTTGCCCTTGTGCCGCATGATGCGAATGACGGAATCGGGAATCTTGGTCTCCTGCGTGACCTGGCCGACATGGTTCCAGGCGGTTTTGCTGCCATCCTTGTTGCGCATGCCACCGGCACTGGTGCCGTCGCCACGCAGGTGGGTGTCGCGCCCGGCATAGATGCAGGGTACGAATTTGTTCGGGCGGCGGGCCTCGGAGTCCTTCCGGTTGAAGTGAAAGACGAATTCGAACGAAGGTGCCAGCCGGCCATTCCAGTCACCGGGCAATCCCGGCCCCTGGTCCCAGACATACCAGGCAAAACGCCGCCAGCCCTGGGTACGCATCCAGTCCAGCCAGCCGTCCCAGTAGGGAATGACCTCCTGCTCGCGGTGGATCAGGCCGAGGTTGACTAGCACCTGGCCGTTCGCGGCCATCGGCAGGTTGGCGAAGACGCCCCGCATCAGGGCATCCCAATCAATGATGGTGTTCGTGTAGTCCCGTTGATTACCATAGGGCGGCGAGGTGAAGCACAGGGCGGCCTGATCGCCAGCCATCAGCGTTCGGACGACGGGTGGATCGGTTGCATCGCCGCAGATAACGCGATGCGTACCGATCTGCCAGACATCCCCTGGACGCGATACCGGGTTCGATGGCGCTTCCGGCACATCATCGGCGGCATCCTCTTCGGTGTCGGCCGATGACTCGTCCTGCAATGCCTGCTCGGCACCAATCAGCAGTTCCTCGATCTCTTCGTTGGAGAAGCCGGTCATGGTCAAGTCGTAACCTGACTCGGACAACTCGGCCAATTCCAGCGAGAGCAGTTCCTCGTCCCACCCGGCGTCCAGTGCCAAACGATTGTCGGCAATGACATAGGCTCGTTTCTGTGCCGACGAGAGGTGACCAAGTTCAATCACTGGCACTTCCAGCAGATCCAGCTTGCGCGCTGCCGCCAGACGGCCATGACCGGCAATGATGCCGTTGGTGCCATCGACGAGGATGGGCTGAGTCCAGCCGAACTCGACAATGCTGGAGGCGAGCTTGGCGATCTGCGCCTCGGAATGCGTGCGCGGATTGCGGGCGAAAGGGATCAGCGTCTCGATCTTGCGATACTCGACGCGCAGTTGTTCGGTCATTGGAATGCAAAAACCCGCCACAGGGGCGGGTCGTCAAAGGGTGGTAACTCGATTCAGGTGGTAACCAGGGTGGTAACTGGTAACCTCAATTTGCGGTCTGACGGTAGCGAAATGCCGGGCTGTCGCCCCCCGCATGGGTTATTGCACAGGAAGGACCCGTCAAAATCTGTGTAATTGGCGCCGGTTCGGTTGCACAGATGCCGAGTCTCTTGCGAGGAATATATCATTCTGATATATTGGCGCCATGCACATCATTTCGTTAAAGATGCTGCGGGACTTCTGGCACAAACATCCTGAAGCCGAGCAGCCCTTGCGCAACTGGCACACCGTCGCGGAACATTCTCGCCTTGCCGATTTTGCCGACCTCAAGCAAAGCTTCGGCAGTGCGGATTACGTTCCTCCCTATACGGTGTTCGACGTGGGTGGAAACAACTATCGCGTCGTCGTCATCGTGCGCTACCGGGACGGCAAGATGTTCGTGCGTTGGGTGATGACTCATCGGGAATACGACAACTGGTGCAAGCTCTACAGGAAAGGCAAGGTGTGATCATGACAACTGCTACCGCTACTCTCGACATCAAGACGCTGCAAAAGACCTGGGCCGCGTTTGACAGGGTTGCGCACCTGCGTCCGATCCGTACCGAAGATGAGTACAACCGTACCGTGGCACTGATGAATTACCTCCTGGACATCATCGGTGACCAGGAAGATCACGCAATGTCAGGCCTGCTCGATCTGGTGAGCGAGTTGGTGGAGGACTACGACGCCAACCACTACACGATCGAAGCATCTGAGCCGAAGGAGGTTCTACGCTACCTGATCGAGACACGCGGCTTGAAGCAAGGCGACCTGGCTGAAATCGTGCCGCAAAGCAATCTGTCGGCCATTCTCGCGGGCAAGCGCAAGATCAGCGCAACCCTTGCCGGCAAGCTAGCCAAGTACTTCAACATCAGTCCTGCGGTATTCGTGCCGGCCTGACAACAGCAGATTCGGCGCGAGGAAAGAAAAGCGCCCGCAGGGACTGCCTGCAGGCGCTTTTTTCACATCTTGGCGAAATGGTAGTCCTTCGATGTTCACCGGTCAATATGCGTTCTGCAATTAGTTTTCAAATATCCATAATGCATTGCAAGCATGCCCAGCGCAGCGACCAGAATCCCGCGTGCCTCGGGCTGCGACAGCTGACGTCCATTCCATCCCTGTAGCGCCGCCCACTCCTTGATGCTGTGGCCAAGGCCGGCGACATACCAGACTGCCGAACCGCCCGGACTGCCGATGCCACCCACTGCGTCCATCGCTTCGCCGACCCGCTTGCGCGCAAAGGCGACGCGCTCGGTCATGCTGTCACGCCACTGGCCACCGGGGATGCGGTCGAACGATGGAACCGATGGCCCTGACAACTGCGCCAGAACGAAGGTGGAAGCAAAGTCCTGCCCGGCATCGTGCATCGCACCTGTGATCGTGCCGTTCTTCATCATCGTGCCCAGGGTGTCAATCGTGCGGAAATGCTCGTTGCCGGCATGCTCTCCGCTGGCTTCCCGCGACCACTCCGCCTGCCGACCGCCGGAGATCGGGATGACATCGCCCTGACGAAGCGGACGGGGGGATTCACGCTTGGCCATGGACATCCTCCTTACCAGCCAGTCGCCGACCGTACAAGCGGGTGCCAATACCTTCCAGAAACTTGCGCTCCCACGGGTCGGTGATCTGCTCGGGCATAACCACGAGCACGCCTTGCTTGTGCCAGGCAGCGGCTCGCATCGCGCGCAGTTCCGCCTCGCTCGCCGGGCTGACCGGAATGAGCCTGGCCAGGGCGCAGGTCAGTGTCGTCATGATGCGCTCCCGGACAGTGCCCAGTCCAGGATGGCCAGCGCATCGGCTTCGTTGTCATCGCACGGCGTGTAGCCACGCGCCCGGGCAACCGCGATCATCGAACAAACCGCGCTGCGTGTCATCCATCATCGCCATGGCGTACTCGAGATCGCGCGCGGTGTGGATGTCATCGTAGTAATTGCGGACCCCATCCCACAGCGGGACAACATCTTCCGCATCGGCCAATATGTCCAACCAGTCTGATTCTGGCTCGTTGGCTGCCTCGTCACGGGTACCGTAGATCATGTGCTGGCGGTCGCGCACGATGGCCTGGGTCAGTTCGGCCGCGCGATGGTGCGAGACGACGCCAGCAAAAGTGCCAGGCTTGCCACGCGATTCGTCGTAGCGGCCTTCGCGCTCCAACAGTTCGAGCAGGATGTCCTGCTCGACATCCTCACGGTCTTCCTGAGTCAGGCCGATCTTGTGGAAGACCTGCCATGCGTTGGCGCGAGCGGCGGACTGTGCGGCGGAAAGGTAGCTGTTGGGGATGGTCTGCATGGTCGATCCTTTTCTTTTAGTCTTTAGTCAATAGTTAACGCTGTTTTCCAAGAAAAGGCACCCGCAGGTGCCTTCTCAGTCACGAACGGGTCAGGTCAATGGACGAGTGCCTCATCGCTGATCAGTCCGTACTTCTTCATGCGCACCTCGATGAACTTCGGCGTCACGCCGAACATCGGCGCCAGGGCGCGGGTAATGTCGGGCAAAGACACCGTGGCCTCGAACTCCGTGATGACGAGCTCGGCGAAATCGCGCACGCTCGGGCCGCAGATCGACGGCTGGTAGTTGATCTTCACGGAACGACGCAGGGCTTCCTCGGTGACGCGCTCGACCAGCAGTTCGCGCGGCACCAGCAGCAGGCCCATGAATTCATTGGCACGCCATTCGGCCCATCGGACATGGCCAGGCTGGGGCGCCGGCTCCGGCTTGAGGTGCGCTGGGGTGTCGGTCACCGCGCGGAATGCGCGGCTGTGGGCAGGATCGTCACCGAACAGCGAGGGCGTGCGCTGCCCCGCGATTAGGAAGGGGGCATCGAAGATGCCGTGGCCGAACTCATGGGCGAGGCTGGACAGCACTACCTCGGCCCGGCGTGTGGCGCTGATCGGCGAGACGCAAATGTTGACGGCATCCATGCCGATCTCGGGCATGAACTCGAAGACGCCCAGGACTTCGCTGCCATCGTCGTCATGCACGACGTTGTCGACATCCACCCAGGTTTCGTAGTCGATGCCATTGACGCGCAGGCGGTCGATGCCCGCCAGTTCCTTCAGATCAAGGCGGGGACGGGATTCCGCCCCCAGCTGGCGGCGCACCTGGAGCGCCACCTGTTCGATGTCGTTGGATTTGATGTAGTGCGGCCGGCCATCCGGCGAGTGGCGGTAGGTGATTTCCAGTGCAGTCATCGTCAGCCTTCTTGTTCGTGTTCGTTTCAGATCATTTGCTTCCCTGCCGGTACATGCGGATGATATTGGCGACATCCCTCTGCATGTCCGGCGGTAGTCGTGCTGCCTCGGCAAACAACTCGTCAGCGGGTATACCGAGAATCGCCGCCGCTTTCTCAATGAGGTCGTCCTTCGGCGGGTTTTCCTTGCCGTTCTCGATACGGGACCAATAGGCGGGACTGATGTCCAACCGCTTCGCCATCTCGGTCAGCGTGAGAGGAACCTCCTCGCGCTTTTTGCGTACGTAACTGCCAAACTCGCTCATGCTCCCAGCCCGGTTATTAAGTTGTTGCGCAATTATGCAATGCTTCAATCTCCGAGGCAAGCCAAGTATAAGCACGTCCTCTGAGCGATGGAAGCAAAAAACTTTAACTCTCTATATATCAGTTGGTTAGTGATTTTCATAGTAGTTTCGACCGCAAATCCCCAGCCTTTAATAGCGCCTTGACTTGTTAATGACTATCGTAGTAGTCTTTAACCTTCATTGCTCTTGTTAAAGGCATCGTGAAGCGCTCCGACCTCAGCCCCTCGCACCAGAAGCGACTCATTCCGGTTCCCGACCGGTCGGGGGCGTTCGCACTCATCCCGCCACCGACACCGACCATGGTGCCGCTGACCGGAATCGAGCATGAGGTGCTCAAGGCACATGAAGCCCTCGGGCTGGTTCGGCAATTGATCACTGACTTGCCGAACCCGGATCTAATCGCCCGCACGCTGGACCGGCGCGAGGCGGTGAAAAGCAGTCAGATCGAGGGTACCCACGCCGAAGTTGACGAGTTGTTTGAATACGAAGCGACCGGCGACGATGAAGGCCTGCCCGGCGACGTGCGGGTCACGCTCAATTACGTCAAGGCACTCGACGTCGGACTACAGGCGGTTCGACAGGCAGGCAACCCGGCGATCACGAAGTCGCTGATTCAGGATCTGCATCGCGTGCTGATGGACGGCGTCAAGGACTACCGCGATGTGCCAGGGGAACTACGTACCATCCAGAACTGGATTGGCAGCGGCAACATCTACGATGCCAGTCTGGTACCACCACCACCCAATCAGGTCAGCCCCTGTCTCGACGATCTGATAGGCCTGTTGCAGTATCAAGCGGACGGCGTTGCCGTGGTTTCGATTGTGGTGCGACTGGCGATCGCGCATGCCCAGTTCGAAGCTATCCACCCCTTCCGTGATGGCAATGGTCGTGTCGGACGACTGCTGCTGCCCATCATGCTGGCGGCGGAGGACTATCCGCCGGTCTACCTCGCTGGCTATCTGAAGTCGAATCAGCGCAGCTACTACGACACCCTGCTGGCCGTGCAGACGCGAGGCGAATGGCAGGCGTGGGTTCGTTTCCTGGCACGCGGGATCGTCGAGTCCTGCAACGAGGCGGCTGAGATGACGCGCCGCCTGCTGGCGTTGCGCGACGAGTGGCGCCAGCGGGTAGCCTCATTGCGTGGCGATGCCACGGGTCGCAAGCTGGTGGAGATCCTGATCGGCTCGCCGATCGTGACGGCGAATTCGGTCAAGCAGCAGTTGGGCGTCAGTTTCCCGGCAGCGAACACGGCACTCGGGCAGCTGGTCGACCTGGGCATCCTGCAAACTTCCGAGCGGCGGCGCAACAGGATCTTCGTGGCGAGCCAGGTGGTGGCACTGTTGCGGCGAGGCGTTGAGTGAGCATTTCGAAGACTCCCCCAGTTCCACTTCGTGACTTCGAGAGAATTTCCCAGACCGTACTTGGCATCCTCGTTGCGGAAAAGGCTGACATTACGGCAAGTTGCCTGTTCTTCGGAATTGTTGGCGAGTCAATCCTGAACAGACATTACAAGCTGAATTCCAAAGCAGTTGTTGGTTCCGCTGCCTTCAATCTCGGCGGCGAAAAATCCATCGCATTCGCCAACCCCGACGGGATGCCCACTTCTGATGGAGGCGTGAATTTCCATTGTTGGGTAGAAGCCAACGGATGGTTCCTTGATTTCTCTTCACTCGTCTTTCCTGAAATCGTTACCTCACTTGGAAACGGTACATGTCCGAGACTGATGTTTCAGAAGCCGCTGTTGAAGTCTTCATTGTCATTCTCCGATCTTCATCAAGCAGGAGATTTTTTCTGCAGATCTGATGAGCAGTTAACGCGAGGTCGGATTGCCAACTTTCGCAGTAAGTTGGCATATAACGATCTTGTCGAGATTTGTACTGACTGGTACAAGAGACCGCCAAAACCAATGCAGACGATCGGTCTTGGCGACCAGCATGGGAGAGTCAAGCCTGCGGCCCTTTCATCATTCAAGTTCAATGGTGTATGGGGTTGAAGGAAAGATCCATCAGTGCGGCATAGGGTGATTCGCAGCTCCTGAGAAATTTTCTGCCATCGACAGTAAGAATCAGTACGACCCACTGATTCATTACGCCATGTCACCCACGCTGCCCAATCTACCCTCGGCTGTCTCCCCCATACGCGCCATTGCCATCATCCTGGCCCACGGCGTCGTGCGCCTGCACCAGCGCCAGAAAGAACTTGATAACCGTACCGAACAGCGCGTTCATGACTGCGTCCTGGCAACCAAAGGAGAAACGCAGTGACAGACAAGGTATTGCAGCGCATCGTCGCTCTCAGGGCGATGCCGATCGATAAACTCAAGCAGACGTGGCGGGATCTGTATAAGACAGAGCCTCCCGCCTACAACCGCAAGCATCTGGAAAACCGCTTGGCCTACCGGATCCAGGAACTGGCCTACGGCGGGCTCAAACCGGCCACCATCAAGCGGCTTGAGGAACTCGGCGAGCAACTGGATGGCGGCAACCCCAAGGTGCGAAGTCGCCGCGTTGATGGCCGCCCGGTTGCTGGTACCAAATTGATACGCGAGTGGCAGGGTACTGCCCACGAGGTAATCATTCACGTCGACCACTTCGAATACGAAGGGCGCCCTTACAAATCGCTGTCCCATATCGCCAAGCACATCACCGGTACCGTCTGGAATGGCTGGGCGTTTTTCGGGCTCAGGAAAGTCGGTGGTCTGGCATGACGGAGATTGTTCGCAAGATGCGCTGCGCGGTCTACACGCGCAAGTCCACTGAGGAAGGGTTGGACATGGACTACAACTCCCTCGATGCCCAGCGTGATGCGTGCGTGGCCTATATCGCCTCGCAGAAGATCGAGGGGTGGGTGGCGGTGGATGCCGCCTACGATGATGGAGGATTCTCTGGCGGCAATCTCAACCGACCTGGCCTGCAGCGGCTGCTGGCGGACATCCGCGAAGGACTGGTTGATGTCATCGTCGTCTACAAGATCGACCGGCTGTCGCGCTCCCTGGCCGATTTCGCCAAACTCGTCGAGTTGTTCGATGCACAGAAGGTGACGTTCGTCTCGGTCACACAGAGTTTCAACACCACCACCAGCATGGGGCGCCTGACACTGAACATCCTGCTCTCCTTCGCCCAATTCGAACGGGAACTGGCCGGCGAGCGGGTGCGTGACAAGATCGCCTCATCGCGCAAGCGTGGCATCTGGATGGGGGGCATGCCACCGTTCGGCTACGACGTGGTTGAACGCAAGCTTGTGCCGAATCCTGTCGAAGCCATGCTGGTGAAGCGGATTTTTGAGAGTTTCATCGCCATCGGATCGATGACGACCCTGGCCAGGCAACTCCGCGCCGAGGGCGTGATGACCAAATCCTGGACGACCCTCAAGGAGAAAGATCGCCCTGGCAAGTTGATCGACAAGGGCTACCTCTACAAACTGCTCAAGAATCCGGTGGTGATCGGCATCGCCGCCTACAAGGGCAAACACTTCCCCGGTGAGCATGAGCCGATCATCGACAAGGCACTATGGGATCAAGTGCAGGAAACGCTGGCGCGCAAGGACGTGGCCAAACGCGCCCAGATCAACCGGCCGAGCCGCGCTCCTGCGCTGCTGAAGGGCCTGATCTTCGCCAGTGATGGCTACGCCATGACGCCCGGCCACAGCGTCAAGAACGGCAAACGCTACCGCTACTACGTGAACACTACATCAATCAAGATCGGCAAGGACGCCTGCGAACTCGCCAGGGTGCCGGCCGGCGACATCGACGCCAAGGTGGTCGATCAGGTGCGCTGGATTCTGCAGGCACCGGAGGTTATCGCCCAGGCAGTCGCGGAAGTTCAGAAGCTGACCCCGGCAACCGATGAGCAGCAGACTATCCAGACCCTGCAGTCGATCGAGGCGGTTTGGGACGAACTGTTCCCGGCCGAGCAGTCAAAGATCACGCACATGCTCGTCGACAAGGTCACGGTCAGTCCAACCGGCATCAAGATCGACATGAAGATGACCGGCATGCGCGATCTGGTTCAGTCGATGCTCAATGACAACGAATGGAAGAAGGCGGCGTGATGGGCACGGACGTCATTTCGATCGAGATCCCGATGGCCTTCAAGAAGCGTGGCGGGCGCAAGGTCATCGTGCTTCCGGACGGCTCCCATGGCCACCCTCAACCTGCGGCAAGCATCGACAACACTCTGATCAAGTCGATTGCACGGGCGTTTCGTTGGCAGAAGCTGCTGGAAAACGGGACCTATACCTGCCTGGACGACATTGCGCGGTCGGAGAAGATCGGCGCGTCGTTTGTCAACCGCGAAGTTCGGCATTGCTCCAGCAGTCAACGTACAACATGTGCAATTCGAACATTGGTGGGAGGATAGCTTCGTCCAGCGCCTTGTTGTCGAAGGACTCCACAACGCAGGAATTACCAGGGACGACGAGCTAGCCAGCGCCCTGCAGCTTGTCGAGCATGCAAGTTCGGCAGTCGACGAGATGGACGACAACAGGGATGGAAATCGTGGTGAGGCCTGGCGAATGCTATCCCGCATTTACTCGGTTCCAGGCAACACCCTTGGCCTGCAAGGAGGGGTAGCGCTGGCACTCGCTTGCGGTGTGCCCCCGAAACAGGATGGAAGCATTTCACACAAGGAGCAAGTTGGGATCCTTGGCGCGATTGCAGATGAACTCGCGGATGGATTCAAGACAGCCATTAATCGTATCAGCGAGGCTAACGAGGACCATCCTGCAAACAAGGCACTGGAAGGATTCCTCGCCCACATTCAGGCACGGTGCGACATTCCCACGGCGTTCGAGCGAGCCACCGAAGCCTTCTATCTCCCGGCCGACACTCCAGAAATCTCAATCCCGCCAACTTGGTGGTCAACGCTAACCGTGGAGTGCTGGACCGAACTCCTTGCAGATGACTCGGAACCTCCCGGTGATGCAACCCTCGCCATCGAATGCTCAAATCCTCTCATGCCTGTAACCAAGGGCATGCCAGCAATTGTTCGCGATGAAGTCAAGCTCGGGATCACATTGCATTCTCCCTTGACCGACACGGCCCCAGTTCTCCTCTCCGGTGGATCGATTGGCAAGTCTCCTATCCTGATCGAAGTTGTAAAGCATGCCATCCACAATGACATGCCACCTGAGAAAGGCCAGAAGGCGCCTGTCGCCTACAAGGTGGAGGCTAGCGGTTTCAAGAGTGCAACGACCAAGGTCGTATCACTAGCCACATGGACCCCGGGGATAGTCGTCACGAGCAGGCTGGCCCGAAAGCTCGCCCTTCCCAAGAAGCCTCGGAAGGCTAGCGAGAAGATCGACTGGGAATCCTTCCTTGCGCTTCCGGGATCAGGACGATACGAGCTATTGCTGCTCACGCGCCCAGGAACAAAACTGGTTAAGGTCACCGGCATACCCGACGATGCTAGCGAGTCTTTCGGAAATGGCCCGCAGGACCTCAAGTTTCACTCGACCCGGGATGGCGGCTTCATGGTGGAGGTAGAGGCCGATGGCAAGTATCAGGTCGAGATCTCATATAGACAGGAAGGCAAGCAGGAGGACGAGATATGCAGGACCTACATCTCGTGCGAAGAGACAAAGGAGGAAGGCTGCAGGAGCGAGTTCGAGCTACTCATCAAGCGCAACAGGCAGCAACTAGAGAAGTTCAACACCAAGCTCGTCGTACAACTGGACAGGCATGCCCGCTCGGCAAGCCTGCAGGCCTGGCTGCTAGATGAACAATATATCGACAAGTCATTTATCCCGATTGTCTTCGCCGATGACTACCACGCGACGTGGGCACCTCCGGAATGGGATTCGCCGAATGGCCCCATTTTCTCCCAAGCGCGTTTCCTGCATGATCCGAGACCCATGGCAACTGCCTTCGCGCCACCGCCAAGATTCATAGAGGCTCGCAGGGAAATTGCCCGGAGGATCAGGGAAAGCACCGATGATCACTCCGGGCTTGCCGAATCATCTCCGCTTGGCAAGTGGCTACTGCTCGACCAGGAGTTCCGCGAGATCGTCGAGTCATATCTGGATGCATATACTGACTGGCTAGCTTCAGACAAGGAGATAGCGAACTGGGTTGACACGATAGCCGTCTGCCCCAGGCAATCAGATGGACACACACTTGCCCGGATTCCAGATGCCATCGTCCTCACGCCACTACATCCACTGCGGCTTGCATGGCACTGCCTGGCTCAGCAAGTGCTTTTCCAGGAACTCGAAGGGAACGACTCTCGACCATGCCCATCCACGCCGAATACCGCCGGCTCCTCGGGGGGAAGTCTGATTCCCCAATGTCCATCATCGACGACTTGGTTGACATGGAGGTCTTCGAGAAATCCCCAGAAAAGACCACGTCGTTCGACGAGTTCCTCGACGGAATCGTGGTGGTCTCGCTCGATGCCATGGGACAGGATGACCGAAGCAAGAACATGCTCGTGGCAATCATGCTCAACATGTTCTACGAGAACATGCTCAGGACACCAAAGCG